GCCCTCTTCATCCTTTGTGATGTTGCCGGCTATGCCGCCGAGTATATCGAGTACTCCGGCGAGCAGCGGCATCACCGTCGGGATGATGTCGTGGTTGAACTGGTCGCGATATATGATCGCCCAGTTTGCGGAGTTGCTCAGGACGATGTCCTTCTCTCCGATCGTGACTTTGTCTATCATTTTCTTGACCTCCTATATGCAAAGAAAGAGGCGGAACTTTCGCCCCGCCTTCAGTCCTTCTTCGTTTATCAGCTTTCGTCTCCTGCCAACGTTGGTGCCGGTGGATTTGTGAAGAGCGTATCGTATCCAGCATCGTCCGGTACATACGACACCATTGTGACTCCGGTCTCGCTGTCGCCGATGAAGTTCGTGCTGATCTTCTCGGTGACTGGTTCCTTCGTCTCTTCGATGGTGTTGTACTCTCTCTGAATCGCTCCGAGAGATCCGTTGTACAGGATGACTCTTCTCTTCTGCTTGTCTCCCTCGATCTCGAACATCATGTAGACGTCCGGCTTGCTCACGTTCTTTACGATCGCGAGGCCTCCGTCTGTTGTTCTCTTGTAGCCGAGGTACTCCTCCTTGAAGTCGTCCGGGAAGAGAACGACCTCAACGTCGCCCTCGACCTCGCCGCCGGAGTATCCTGTCCAGTACTGACCGTTGTCGGCGTACTTGGTAGCTTTCTCGCTCGCCACTTCAGCAGAGAAGCTGACGGCGCCTGGTACCCTCTTCGGTGTGCCCATTGTCACGACGCCCTGCTCGGATACCGAGTAGAGCCCGAAGTAGAGCTTGTTCAGGCCGAATTCAACCTTGTTGATAGTTCCTGCCATTTCCTTGTCCTTTCTGTTAAACCTGGTAGTAGATCACGAAGACCTCCTCTTCATCGATGTAGGTGTCCTCGCTTTTTGTGTACGGCCATCCGTCCTCGAGCAGCGCCTGCTCTATCGACGTCTCGGCCGCTTCGTCCTTCTTGATGTAGTAGTACTCGATCTGATATTTGTTTCGGCTGTAGTAGTAGCTGTCGTCTGCAGCGGTGTTCTCCTGTCCTGATCCTATGAAGACTACGAACGGCGGCTTCTGCTTGGTCTTGAAGTGCGAGTACGCTACCGGCAGTCCTGACTTCTTCAGCGTGTTCAATATGTCCATGCTTAACCTCTCAATCTTGCCCGGATCGCGAGCTCGAACCTCTGAATCCCTGCATCGGCCGCAGGTGCTATGTGCTTGATCGCCCTGACTCTTCCGTAGCTGCCATACTGGTTCCGGCTGACGTGGCCGTTTTCAAGCAGCTGTGTGAGCCCTGGACAGGATCCGTTGTGCACAATGTAGCTCGTCAGCGTTCCGTATGCCTTCTTGATGACTCTCCATCCTCTCGCATATCTCCCCCGGCCTTTGCCTCTGCCTCTCTTCGGCGATGATGCCTTGAGGACGTTGGCTGTCAGCTGAGCCGACTCTCGCGCTGCCGCTTCTGTCGCTCGTTTGACTTCGAGGTTGTATGTATTGAAGATCTCGGTCACTTCTGCGACGAGATTAGTCCCCGCTGCCATTGGTCCTTGCCCTTTCCGTTGCGACGATCTGCAGGCCGTCTGAATCCTGCAGTCTGTATGTCCTTGTTACGGTGTATTCGTGCTTCTTGCCTTTCGGGTCCGTCCAGCGGACGATCTGCTCGCCGTTGTAGTCCCAAAAATCTGACAGGTTGAACGTGACATCCGGATGCAGGCCTGCGTGTGCAGCTTGATAGAATTCGTTCCTGGTCACGTCTCCTACCGTGCACATGACGGCCACTTCGATCTCAGTAGGGATCTCGTTCCCGTTTTCGTCAATTTCCGACTCTCCGAAAGAGACCAGCTTGATGATGTCGTCCATCAGGATTTCCTCCTTCGCTTCACCCTCTTCATCTTCTGTGACATCAGCCTGTTGTTGAGCGCGTATCTCAGCATGCGAGGCATCTCGTCCCCGTCCTGGCGCTTGCGCCACAGCCAGGCTGCGTACATGATCTGAAGGTTGTCATCGGAGAGATCAT